ACCATCTATACCTTTAAATTCATGCTCTAGAATCCAATTATAATTTCTTATAATCAAACCATATTCATCAGGATATTTTTTTGCTAAAGCTTCCATAAATGGTGGTGATTGTATAACTAAGTATACTTTATAACCAGACTCATATAAATTAAATTGTTTTAAATTAGAAAAGTCAGTAACTCCTCTAAATAGATTACTATCTAATACACTCCTAGGAGCTTTTAAACCTTTATACATATTTCATACCTCCTCTTTTATTAGTTTCCATTTGTTAAGTATATTTGGAATTGTTCTTGTGCTACGAAATCTTTAAATTCAACATTCAATGCGGCTAAGAATACTTTATTTTGTTTAGCTGTTGCATCTTGAAGATATACTAATTCTAATTTAACGAAATTAGCTCTATTTTTAGATAATACTCTATTTTCAATTGTTTCTTGATAATCTTCTAAATCCTTTTCTTCAATAAAAGTATATCTAGTAGAAGGACATAAAGTTCTAATATCTTTGATAACTTTTTGAAGATTAAAGATATTAGAAATATATGAAGCTTCAGTTATATCATCATATGATGTAATTTCTGTATCTTGTACTAATACTTCATCATACTTAACAGCATAATTTAATCTTATATCTATAAAATTATCTCTTTGTTTAACCTCTGGAAGATTAATAGGTCTGAAATTTTCAGTACCTAAAATACATCTAGGGAACTTAATACCAAATTTAAGTCCAGCAAATGGACAACTTCTACTATTTTTAAAATGAACCAAAGCATTCTCACATAACTCTAATACAGAAGTTACCGTAATTTGTTTTTTAGAGAATGGATCTATGATATCATAATATAAAGGATATGTAGCTGAGAACATTGTATTTTGATCATTTGAAAGGTAAGTTTCTCCCTCACCAATAATATCTGAATAATTAGTATTATCTAATATTCCCATATCTCTGAAATAAAATGGATCTAATCTGAATGATACTAAGTTTGTTATAGCTTTCTTTACAGGTAGAGGATATGCTGCATCTGGAATCAAATCAATTTTAAAATTATCTATATCATAAATATCGGTTGTCAATTGTCCTGTGAAGAACTTAACTAATTCATCTTTATATGAATCTGTATTAATTGGAAAAGAACCAAATGAACCGTTTGTACCATTATCCAAAGTCAATCCAAATGCATAAGATAAATTAGCATAACCAGTTGATTTATCTAAACTTAATCCAGTTAATGGTACACCAGTTCTATCTTTACAATTAAATAAATCTACATTCATTAGATACTCAAAATCTAATCCTGTTAATTTAGATAATTCTTCAGCCATCATTTCCCAATAAGATTCAAATAAATCACATTTAATTTGTTCACTATATTGAGTGATTACGGTCTTTATAGACATATTCTTTTCATACTCTTCGATATCAGCATTAGATGTAAAGTTAAGAGTTTCTAATACTTCAGAACTTTCTATTACTTCTAAACTATATTTCATATAACTTAATCTTTTAGAAACAGTATAATCTGAAGATATTCTAATTCTTTTTAAACTTTCACCTCTACCATTATCTACAATTACAAATAAAGGATATATTTTATTCTCCTCATCAAGAGTAGATTTAACTATTGTAGATAATTCTTTAATATTTTTAATGTTAGAGAATGATTTACCAGTATATTTTAATTTTACGATAGTATCCATTAATGGTTTATTACCTTCAGAGATAATAGTTTCTTCCCCTGTTAATGTATCTACAAATAATGAATAACCATCTGTATTAGTCTTTTGAACCTGAGATGTTATTATTTGACCATATATAACTATATTAGCAAGAGTAGAATTAGGTGCTACTATTCTCTTAAATATTATTTTTGCTTCCTTTTGTGCCAATATAGCAGCAGTTAATAACTCTTGTCCATATTTAACAAATGATGGTTTCTTTCCGTATTTATTAAAAAATGTTATACCCTCTGTAGAAGGTTCAATTACTTGCATATCTTCTATACCTTTACTCGATGGTGCAGCTATCAAAAAAACAGGACCATCATATGCAACGGTTGTTTCTATAGTCTTAGATGCAGAATTATCTTTAATTGAAATCTTTGATTCTGGCGTTACAATTTTAGCTTTAGCCATTATAATTCCTCCTTTAAATTTATATTATTGATATGTTAGAATGCACCATTAGCTCTAAATCATTATTTTCTCTAATGGTGAGTATTTTGCACCATCAGATAGTACTGCATTTACAATAGATTCATCTATATTTTCACTTGTAATACTAGCGAATGGTGAAGTAAATTTAGACATTTGTTTCATAGGGATATATTGATAATTTGTCATGCTCTTCATATCTGTATGTCTAAATAATGTTTTAATATCATCCTTGGAACGACAAACTTCAGCCTGAAGTATACCAAATAATTGAGCATTCAATTTATAAGACTCCCCATTCAAATCAATATTATCTAAGAAATAATTAAATATAGTAGAATAATCTATAGTATTAGGTAGTTTACCTGTCATAAACATTCCTAGTAATATATCAGCATTTGATACCTTCTGTTCTAACATTACAGATTTTACTATTTTAGAACCACTCTTATATTTTAATAATCTATAATCAGTTTCATCTGAATCTTTTGTTAATTTGAGTGCTTTTACTTTTTCGATTTTATCTGGTATAGTTGTAAATATTGTTGGATAATTAAAAGTTTGTAATCCACTATGTTTACCTTTTGTATCGAATATAGCAAAATTCAACATACCCATTATATTTACATTATCCCCAACTATTTCTGCAAATTTTCTTTCAAAATATATTTCTGGTACATAGAATATAAATTCTCCCTCTATATTAAATACTAAAGATTCACCATCTCTTTTTATATAAGCTGGTACTTTATATTTACTTTCCATAAATCTCCACCTCCTTAATTATAAAGTTTTATCAATTAATCGTAAAATACAGATGTGGATAACCACATCTGCAATGTTTAAACTATAGGTTCTGGTACAACTATACTTCCATCTGCATTATAATCAATATCAAAAGATGGTGAAGTTAAATTAGTTAAATCTCTAATTTGTGAAGGGAATATTTTTTCATTATAAGATTGATGTGTTGTAGACATATCTAACATGAAATATTCTTGACCTGATTCCACATTAATTTTTGATACATCACCAGTAAAAGTTAATAATTTACCATCTTTTACTATTTTTATAGCGATATTATCTCCTTGAGAAAATTGTGTACTTTTTGCTGTACGATCAGCATACGTCACTTTGATACTTAATGATTTAAGCACATTACACTCTGTACTTGTAACAATAGAGTCTAGTTTTAATTCCTTATAAGCCATATTTTAGTCCTCCTTTAATATATTTAATATTTCTTTTATAGAGGAAATAATATTTATAAATTTATCCTCATTATAATTTAATGTTTCAAGACATACTATAGATTTTACTGTAAAGTACATAAAAGTATGATCATTAATATCAGTAGCATCAAAGTTCTTTACATAATTACATATAACACAAATAAACTTTTTAATCAAATCACTTGGATATTCTCTAGCATCTAAAACTCTTGCTAATACGTTTGTAGCATAGTTTATATCTCTACAAGCGAATTTTGTTTTCTTAGTTTCTGATGTATATTTATAATTGAAATCCCTTACCATTCTAGAATACTTGTCCAATTTTTTAGTTAATTTAGGATTAGTTGTGATAGCATTTATTATTTCAGAAAAATCTACAGCGTCCAAATATCTTTGTCTAACAGTTTCCCATTTGATGGCTTCATCTTCTTTTTCAGGATGATTTTTTCTAATATCATCTACATATAATTTAAGTCTAATGTCATAATCATCATCTTCTATTTTAATAGATTCCTTAGCCATTTCTTTATACCCAACCATCAATTCATCAGTAGCATTCTTCATACCAGTTTCTAAATCGACAAAGGCTTGATCTGTCCCTATTTGAGATATAGCCAAATCCATAAATTCTTTAGCAGCTTTATTTAATACAGCAGGATTAGTTGTACCACAAGTTCCTACCAATTGTTGTTTCATAATTTTAGGCAATCTACTAAATAAATTTTTATTATTACCAGCTTTTACTTCTTTCATTATGTTTATAAAAGACAACGAATCATTTATATCAGTACCAAATAGAGATTGAATAGACTCTGCATCTGATTCATTCAATTGTATATCATCGACGTTAAAATCATCTATTTGGTCTAAGGATATATCTGCACCTAAAACTTCATTCATGTCTTTATTTGATATTGGAGTATGAGAACCTGTATTTGGATCTATTGAAACGGGTTGATTAATTTCCACTATATTTCCTCCTTCTGGATTGTTTAATACATTAATTGGATATTCTTTATTATCTGTTAAATTTTCATGAAAATGATCAAATGGAATACCTAATGATTCAGTTATTTCTTTTTGTATAAGATCTTTATTATATTCTGGATTATTTTGTTTTTTAATGTATTCCAATTCTTCTGGAGTAAATGGTACTTTAGGTACTATTGTATTATTCATATTTATCTCTCCTTTTATTCTTCTTCTATTTCATCGGATTGTTGTATATCTAAAATTGTTCCTCTATGTACTATCCCTCTAGAATCTATTTTAATCCTTACGTCAGTGATAATATTAGATTTCATACTTGAATTTAATATTGGAACTATAATTGATTTATAAAAATCTGTATTACATGTAAAATTTTGCTTTATATATTGTGCAATTGTAGGGTCATCTTTATATATGTATTGTAATACATTTTCAAATGGTATATCGAAACATTGTATATTATCTAATACAAAGTTTAAGTTTGAACAAATTAATCCTAATCTTTGATCTTCATAACTACGTTTATTATATAGTGTAGTGGAATCTTTTTGTTTTTTAAATCTACCTATACCAAGCCCTTCATATAATCCTGGAGTTTCATCTATTATATAATTAGTAAAGAAATTAGAAATAGTATTTTTATAATCTGATATTAATAAATTGAATATACAATAAGATGCTGTATATATATCTAGACATTCTTCATTAAATGAAAAATTGAATTTATTACAGACTATATCTATTATACTTTTATATGTATTGTGTCTTAGATCATCTATTTGGTTTAAATAAGGACCACATTGACTTAGATTTTGTATATTATCCTTAAATACAGATTCACATGCAGCAGGTAAATTAGATAATTGGTTTATTGCATTAAATCTATGATTCATATTCTCTTCTATAATATCTAAGATTATATTATAATCAAAATTACTTATGATATTTGATAAGTCAGATTCAGTCATTATATTTATTGATGTTGGGTCTGATAGTAAGCTCATAATGTAAATTCCTCCCTTTTATAATTTAATACATAGTTGTATTAACGTTAAAAAAATAAAATGGGGATCTCCCCATTCAATTAATTAATATTCATCATCTCCATAAAATCCTGTAAATACTTTATCTGGTATTTTAAACCCTTGAGATTGAGCTTGTCTTGATATATTCTCCATCTCTAAATCAGTCATACCAAATTCTTTAGCATATGCTTGTCTACCACCTTTAGTTTCTAGTATTCTTTGCATACATTCATCATCTTTTTTACGTTCTTCATCCATCCATTCTTTATATGTTTTTCCTTTTCCTTTATTTAACCAATCTATACTTTGTTGCACTTGATCATTAGGTTCAAGGTAATGTTCAATCTCCATAGAGATATCATTATATCCATCATTGAATTGGATAGTCTCTTCATAAACGTCTTCATCTGTTCTAATAGAACCTAACTTTAATCCCCAGTTTTCTTCTAAATGAGTTCCACCTTCATACCATACATATAATGCTAATAAGTATGACATAATTTGGTCATCATGTCCTGTAGGTGTATGTTCTATTTTTCCTCTCTTTGTACGAGTTAATGTTTTTAATTCTCTTGCTAATATAGGGGATATAAATTTACCTTTGTGATTATTCATTCTAATACGTAGAATTTCCATTAATCTTTCTCTAGAATTTCCAGTATTATCAAATCCAAAGTTTTTAACAACAGCTTTTCTCTTATCTTGTAGTACACCATTCATTCTTTCTTCTATTACTTTTTCTTTATATTCAAAGAATAGTTTATTTTTAATATTAGATTGTTTTAAATCTGCCAATACTGCTTGACCAAACCCACCATTTCTTTCTATATTAATAACACAATTTGGTAAGTATTTAGAAACGTAAGTATATATTACCATAGCAAATTCATGTTGATTTATATAGTTACAATTAAAGTCAGCCACTACCTCAGTGGTTCTTGCGTTAATTACTGTAAATGTAGATGAGTCACGACTAAGACCTCCAGATACATCGACTCCCATTATATACATGTCCTTCAACAGTTCAATATTATTAGTTGCTTTCTTGTATATATTGACAGAATAATGTCCTATCTTACAAATATCTAATGCTTCTTTCATACATAAAGATTCAACTAAAGCCAAGTCATTTTTACTAAATGGTGAATCTCCTGCTGCTTCAGACCATTCTAACAGAACTTCTCTTCTAATTTCATCCCAGTTCTTTTGCATTTCTAAACAGATATCCTTAAACCAATCTTCTGATCTTCCTAATTGTTGATAACTAAATCTTATATGAATGAATTTAGAATTTTCATTTCTATTTAATATATCTTGTAATTCTACCAATGGTAAATCATACCACATTTCATTAAATTTAGTAGCTAATTCAGTCATTCTATACGCATAAGCACCTTCCTCAGTTGTTAAATCTCCAGGAGTAGTAGTTATAGCAATACCATAAGGTGCACCATTATTTCTAGCATTTTCTGCGGCTGTTTTAAATGCAGGTGTAGCTGATAAGTATACTATCTTATTGTAAGGAATAAATGCAAATTCATCATACCATTGTCTAGGTTGAGTGCATCCTCTTCCTAGAGTATTAGCTTTTATCTTACTATTAGCAGATGATACTGTAACGATTTTATTTCTATTTATAGGATTTTCTAATGCTTCTACTGAATCCTTGGTTCTTATTTTCTTACCAGTTGCGGCGTCTATTTGTTCTACAACCATTTGTAAGTAAGTAGGTAAAGCTCTTCTTATATCTTTCATTCTGGCTAGATTTAATTTGGAATCTTCATATTTCTTATTAATGAAAGCCATTTCAGAGTTTCTAGTACCAAATAAGAATTCCCATAATATTCTACATATTACAGCAATAGTTTTACCATGTTGTCTAGGTAATTCACAGAAAACATTCCAGTTATTTATAAGACAGAAATTTAATGCTAAATTCCCTCTATGTAATTCATACATCTTACCAGAATTAGCAGAACCCCCTTGTTCTGGAATCCTTAATACTTCTCTTAAGAAATACCAATAATTATAAGTACATTCTCTAAGTATTCTTTGTTTTAAATCATAATTTATATTTTCATCTCTAGGATTTACTCTTAATAATACAGGGTCTAATACAGCTAAGAAGAATGCATTATTTTTAATACCTTTAGATTTAAGTATTACATGCATATTAACAAAAGAACGATTTTGGGTGTTCTCTTGTATATAGTACTTCTTGGTTGTCTTTACAGGTGTTTGTATTAAAGCCATACAATATCCTCCTCTCAAACAAATTACTTAAATGTTGAGAGGGATAAAATGACAGGTGGAAAAATCCACCTGTATTATTAACATACTATATTATTTATATAAATTATACATTCCATTATCATTAACCATTTTACCATTTTCTGTTGTAGATTCTTTTAATATATGATGTAATGGTAGAATATAAACCCCAGTTGTATTTCTGATTTGTACTTTCAAATCCCAATACTCTCTATCATTATCTCTATTATAACAAAATCCACTACAACATGTAGATATCCCTTTTATATTCCAAATCTTTTCCACAAAGAAAAAACTATAAGAATCATTAAATAATCTTTTTCCAATTAAAGGATGTTTATATGAACGTTTATAATGAAATATTTCACCATTAATCTTGTTAAATAATTTTAATATTTTTGCTAGATTCATTGTTCTACACCTTCCCATTCTAATAATACTTCTCTTTTAATAGTTCTCCAATCATTTTGTAATTGATTAGATATATCTTTAAACCAACATTCTGGACTACCCATCTCATTATATATATATTTGATATACACGAATGATGATGAAAGATTATTCTCAATTAATTCCATAATTTCATTATACGATAAATCATACCAACAATCATTAAATCGTGTTGCAATATTAATCATGTTAAATACCCATTGTTGATTAACATCTTTTACATCTCAAGGAGAAGTTGTTATTATAATTCCATTAGGAGAATTATTATGTTTTGCTTGTAATATAGCTTCGTGAATTTTTGGTAAAGAATTATAATATACTTTTCTAATATTTTTAATAAAAGTAAAATCATCATACCATTGTCTAGGACTTGCAATACTAGGGTTTGTATCTATTAATTTCTTTTTTAAATATTTTCTATTAGAAACGACATTAATTGTATTATGATTTAAAGGACACTCTATTTTTTCATAATTATCTATATACCTTTGAATACTGCCCTTTATGTCTATTTTAAAATTATTTAGTTTTAGGTAATCTGGTAAGGCTACACATATTTCTCTTATTATATGTAGATTTAATTTACTATTTTCCATACTTTTACTTATGATATCAGCACTACTATTAGTTGTACCAAATAAAAATTCCCACGATAATCTAGCTGAAACTGTGATATTCTTTCCATGTTGTAAACTTAATTCAGCCATAGTATTAAAATTATTCATCATACAAAAGTTTATTGCTAAATTTCCTCTATGCAATTTGAATTGAGTTCCTTTATCTCCTCCTATGTCTGGAATTCTAACTATTTCTCGTAAATAATACCAATAATTATTTACACATTCTTTTATGATTCTTTGTTTGGTCTCTAAATTCAGATTAGGATCATAAGGATCTACTCCTATTAATGTAGGATCTTTAACTGCTAGAAAAAATTTATTATTTTTAATTTTATTCTGAAATTCAAACACTTTATGTAACTCTAAAAATGAAGTGTTTGTTGTATCCATTTGATAATATATATTATCCATTTATATTCCTCCTTAAAAATGAGACAACAGAATAAATTTGTTGTCTCTTAATCTTTATTAATATTTATCTTTCCATGTTTTTTCGAATAATTCCGCTTCTTCATCTGTCATATCATCATACATCATAAATACTTTTTGCAAATAACTTTCAGTATTACGAGACAGATATTCGTATTTTTCTTCTAACCATTTATTTGATAATCCTAAAGATTTCACATCATAGTTTATTATCTTAAATGAATATGCATTATGGTCTTTGTCGAATCTATATTTAAAGTTTCTTGAATCCCCACCATTATTAGAAACAATAATAGGTATATTTATTTTAGTTGATAATAATAATTCAGATGGAGGTATAGAATTTGAATCGATATAAGCTATTAATCCTACCTTTATACCATCATTCAAAATCTCATCATAAGGATCTACTCCATATACATCAAATAATATTCTGCTTGTTATAGCCTCTATTTGTTTAATCTTCAAATAATTAGGCATTTGTAAATATATATCCTCTATTATTTTTAAATAATAAGCCATATTGTAATTACTACTATTTAAAATTACATATTCATCGGTAAATAATAATTTATAAAGAATATATCCTAAAATCAATTCATTACAGTTAGTACCTATTGGATTATCTAAAATTATATTATTCTTTTTACTATGTATAATTTTAATAGCCATAAAAGAACTTAAATTGATAGGCATTGGAATGATTTCCGTTTTCTCGTCTGTTATATCTTGAGATATTTTAAGCTTGTCCAAGAAATAAAAAGGATTATTAATACAATTATGTATTTCTATTACAGCTTTATATTTAACATCTATCGAATTAAGTACTGTTATTTGACCATCATCTTGTAATATATCCAATGCTGTTCTTTTATTTTCTTGATCTTGTGCTATTTGTTCGTAAAATTTTAAAAAGTTCTTATTCATTTTATTACACCTCATTTAATTATTTTTTATACTAATAAGTTTTACTAATAGTAATATTTAACATTTTTTATATTTAGAATTAAATTCTTCTGGTGTCATTACTATTAAACCTTCTTTAGTATTAATAACATAATCTCCACCACGACATATTTTTGTTACACCATTTGTTTTTATCTCACAGAATGCACATCTTTTTTACTATATCTTTTATAATCACATTTTCGTAACACAACTTCATCTGTACCTACCTTGTCAAAGAAAAAATCTGCCATATTATCTACATAAAATTGTATAGCTTCTATTTCTTCATTATTTTCCTTATTTACATACATACATTATTCCTCGCAATCTTTTGATAATTCTTCACTATTTTCTTTTAGATACTTAGCCACTTTACTATATGATTTATCAATAGACTTTTCAACGAATCCTCTATATGTCACTCTAGCGGGATATGCTTCAATAAAATTACCTTGTTTATCCCTGCATACAGTAATAGCGAATCCAAAATTATGAAGAATTTGATTTACTTGTAATAATAAACCTGTTTCTAAAAATTCACTCCATTGTTTTTTCTTACTATATGGACTTATTTCGACAGCTCTATTTAATTCTTCATGATATAAAAATCTTATTTCTTTATTTATACTTCTAGCATAGTCTATTTCTTTCTCAGTATTAGTCCCAATATAACCATCTACATCTACCACAAATAATATATCACACATTCTTATCTTCTTTAAATGATTTTGAAACAACATATCCAACTCTTCTTTACCTAGATCTTCTGAATCAGCATGTGAAAATATAGAAAGAGGCAATACAATGTATCCCTCTAGTGCTAATCTTTTTTCTTCTATTATCATTTCTTCTTTAAATGAAGTGCTCCCTGAAATAGTAATTACTTGACCATTTCCAATATTAATCATTATAATCATTCTCCTTTTCTTTATAAAATATAGAATTTACATATAAACTATTTATTTTATATTCAATTTTAGTGGGTAAATATCTAAGTCCTTTAACCCAATCCCATAATCTGACATACCATTTTATATTCTTATGTAGTAAATGAGATGGATATAAGACCCAATCATATGTAAGTATAGGAGATCTCAAATTTACATTCACCATTTTTTCATTATCATTAGATTTTTCTATATTACCTAAAGCTCTTAATGAAAATGATGGTTTGATATCATCTTCAAACTCTTCAGGGGCATTTAGAATAGCTTCTAAATGTGTATCTTTATCTGAACTTTTTAAAGTTATAGGTGTTTTAATATAACATCCCTTAGGAGAAGGATACATTTCTCTTTCATAAAAATCATACATTGTTGTCTTATGATCTCCTCCTTCTATTTTCTCTGATTCTTTAGCAATACATTCTAATACTTCTTGAGGAATTCCATTTGTATTTTCCGTAAGTTTTCTCATAGTTTGTTTAAAACTCATTGAGATTCTAGGAGGGTCATCTACATCAAATGGGTATTTACTTTTCTTTTTAAAAAGCTTTTTAAATTTAGACCATAAAGATAACTTTTGTTTCTGTATTAGATAATCATAACTGTTCATAGCTTGTCCTCACTTTCTATTTTGTTCTATAAACTTCATTAAAAAGGAGTTTTTACACTCCTCTCTTTATTAGAATGATATTATATTTGTATAATTATTTTGTTTATTACCTCTATATATATTCAGTTGCTCAATTGGGAATAAAGATAAAGCTCCATTTATGATTTTATTATAGTCTATAAATTGTACTAAGTATTCTGGTACCTTAGTATCTGATGGAATTGAGATACTTTTAATAGAACCTTTATATGTAGTACTCTTTAACATATCTTTCAATTTCTCATATTTAATCATAAGATAATTAGCTTTATTTTTAGACTCAACACTATTATCCAGACGCAATTCATCTGCTTGTTTCTTTAATTTTTCTATTGTTTTTATATTTATAATCATATCTACTACTTCAACTGCATTAGTTCCTTCTAAATCAAAACCAACATCATGGTCATCTTTCAATTCATTCCATGTATAAGATGCTTTAACTCCACCAATCCTCATGGGATCAGCATAACCGCTAATTGCTTTGATCTTACGTGGTTTATACATCTTACGACCTCCAGTTCTTAGATCTTCAAATATTTCTTTTTCAAATATTGCTAAATGTTTTAAAAGAGTAATTTGATCGAAGTTCTCTGTGTTTAAGACATCTTCATACATAATTTGTTTTAATCTTTTTTGGGTAAATTTATTAGTGATAGATTTTTGCATTGCTAATCCCTTAATATCGAAATAACCACCCTTTATTAAATTTCCTTCTTGTATTTCTTGTATAGAAGCATAATTTTTTTTAACACCAGATAACAATATGGTCTTAAATAAGAATTCATTCTTCATAACAATAAGACATTCTTTTCCTTCTGCCCATGAGTGAGTATTCTTAGTGTATCTTTCCATATAATCATTAACAAAGTGTGTCAAGCAATAAGACATTATATTTATTATAGAATATCTAACCCCTTCTTGTGGAATAACCTTTAAAGGGTTTATCATCTTCTTCATTTGTATTACTTCATCATCATAGAATGAATAATCCAATTCATCTTCTACTCTTTCCATAAATTTAATAGGTTTAATAACATCACCAAATTCATCTTCTTTTAGTCTTTCCATGAAATCTATTGGAGTGTGTTTAATCTTTAAATCCAAATCTTTTATCTTTGTAAGAGAGTATTGATAGAATGGATCTAAGCTCAATATTGAACTATCTGTCGATTTTAGACTATATCATTTACCTATAACGAAATATATAGGCAACCTTCCACTTCCATTTAAAAAACTCTTATATCCTTATCACGGAACGGTTTTACTTATATAAAATATATAAGCTGTACTCTACTTGCTTCGTGTATTATTTCTAATACCTTATTTTCAACTAAAGAATTTCGACTTTAGTATATAGCTTTCGATAGTCGTTGAACAAAAATAAAATAACAATTTTAAAATTTATAATTTTTAGATACATCAATCCATAATATTCTATATTTAATTTTATATAGTAATTGTTTATACTTATTTCTATATCAAACCATTCTTTTATTTTTTCTACTAAGATATGTATCTTTATTCATTATATCTCCCG